ATCCTTCACATACATCAAAACCTGCGTGGAAACCTGCGGCATAGTCGCCGTTGGAAACACCAGTTAGGTTATCAAAACCGTTGTTATAAAACGCACTGAATTCGACCTCTCCGAACGAACGAGAAAGTTCGATACCCTGACCATATCCTTGCCCAAAAGTTTGAGCAGTGATACTATAGGTCTGCGTAGTAAGGTCGGCAGGGTTTGCAACAAATCCACTATAGAAATTTGAGACAAACTGACCAACACGAACATCAGCGAAATCAAAACCACGGTAATCAACGAATGCCTGTAGAAGATCAAAGTCACTTCCGGGAGTCCACTCGCCATTAAGACGGAATGATACATCCTCGCCAAGACGACCCTTGAGTCCTAGTCTTGCACGATATACATCAAATCCGTAAACAGCATCGGTGTTGCCACCATTGCTGTATGACCAACCAGTTTGGAGTAGACCATCGACAGTGATTGCCATTGGTCTAGGTCCACGAAGCGAACTATGTGTCGCAGCGTCCTCTTGGACGTTGTTGAAAATAAGTTCATACGCTTCTGGTGTTGGTTCACTTGCAACGGCAACTCCGCCGAAAACAAATGGTAATAGGATAGCACTAATTTTATTCATCTTTATTCTCCTTAAGATGGGTCAGGTAAGATCTACTACTTCACACGAATCACCACTACATGCGTATGTCTGGGTTCCTGAAGTATTGTCTTCCTTCTCATAGTTTGCTAACTCTTCCCAGTTTACGCTCTGGGGTAATTTTTCTAGTTCTCTTATGTATGTCTCTTCATCAATATCCTGATACGGTGCCTGCTTATAGACATGATCAGAAAACGGAAGGAACGAGATACCAGAAATTTCTTCAAGGTGCTTCCAAACCCACGCACCAACTTCCATCCACTCATGTTCTTTGACTGAGATGGTGACAGATGGTTTGTGTTCGCACCAATGTCGCTGATAGATCAACCACAACTCAAGTTGCTCGATTGCAGTCATATCACTTCTAGTGACACACCCAGCAGGAGACTTGGTTGGAAATGAAAATACAGTTACATTATCAGGTTTCATTACATCCGGTTCATTGTAGAATCCCTTATCCTTCATAAAAGAACAAAGAGGATCTTTGTTGTCAGCACGAACTGTTCGGATATAATAATTATTGTGTCTAGCGTGGATACCAGATGCAGCATCAACAAGTTGCGAAACAGTACCAGAGGGTTTCACACAAGTGGTAGCAGCAGACTGAGGTATACCAATTTTCTTAGCGAATTCTTTATTGGTATCAACACACACTCGACGCATTTCGTCTAGTCTAAATTCTAGTTTATCAGTACAGCGGGTGGTTTCACAGTCCATGATACCAGTCAACGATACTCCAAGAAGTCTTTCTTCTTCACAGTTCCTCTTCCATATAGAAGAAAGATAGCGGAAGTCTGTAAGAGTAGATTGCCATGTGCCAAGAATAGTTGCAAGTCTAATCTTTCTCTTGAGTGACTCGACGGTATCATCTTCGCGGACAACAATCTCTGTTAAATTACAAAATTCTGCATCACGAAGAAGAATTTCAGAGCATGGGTTAGTTCCGAATCGGTGATCTGGATCTCGATGAACATGTCCTTCTCCTCGGTCTTCTGCAACCTTCTTACATTGATTCTTTGCACTTGAACGATTAAAGATACCGCGTTCACCACTCTTGGATTCGTAAAGGGACATCCACTCTTTCATGAACGTACCAATCTCAGTGGGACCACCATTATACACCGCAGAGTTATTTGCTAATGCACGTTGTGGTTCTGTCATCCACCACTGACCACTCTTAGCATCACGCATACGATCATCCATTAGTGATGACAATGAGATAAGAGCAGAACGGCGGACTCCACCAACGACGACGATTTCTGCAATCTTGCAAACAATATCATGACATTCGATGGTAGTGAGTCGCCGTCCCGCTGCTTTCTTAAAAGTATTTACTGTGAACTCGAAAAGATCAAGGAGTGGTGCAGGTCCAGAAGCACGACCACCAAAGGTTTTTAGTCTTGCTCCAGCAGCACGAACTTTACTCACATCCCACTTAGGAATTTGACCATTCACAAGAAGTGAAACCAATTCTTTATATGACTTGGACCAACCAACTTTAGAGTCAGCAACGACAATCGTAGTGTCGGTCTCATGGAACTCTTCTGCGATTGTCGGGAGTTGATCAACTTCTGCACGTTCTACTGAGAAACCGACACCGGTTCCGCACATGAGAACGTATAGAATTTCATCAAACGCTCGAAGTCTATTGACGGCAACATATGAGCAATTATATCCTGCAACATTATCACGTTTCAGTGCTTCTCCTGCGGTCATCAATGCTCTCATGGATGGCATGATCTCTAGGTTGAGAACTGCTTCTTCTAATTCTTTTCTTTGCTTAGTAGAAACTTTGTAGTCATGCTTCGTGGATAGATGGTCCTCGAAGAAGTCAAAGTATCTACTTACGGTTTCTTCCCATGTCTCTCGACGATTCTCTTCTGGTAACCAGCGTGAGTAGCGGGACAAATGGATGAAGTCTTGATATAGTGTTGGTAGTTTTTTCATAACAAATTTCCTTTGGGGATACTTTATGTAGTCAATTCTTTCCATGAGAAGTCGAAGAGAGGAGAGATAAGTTTTCCAATTGCTTCTGCATACTCTCGAATTTCCCACTGTGCATGTTCATCAATCCGTTGCTTGTAGAATCTTGCATACGCAGCAAGAGATCCCGTCCAGTACCATTCCGTGTACATTCCTTGTGGGAGAACAAATCGTGCTTGTTCTGGTGCAACACCATTTCGGAGTAACTCATTGTAGTTGTACAAACATAGTCGAAGAGCATTAGTATAACCCATATCGGTTTCGTTGTCAACAGAAATAAAGTCCTCACTTCCCTGTTTTGCACCATTTGTTGGTTTCCCTCTCCACTTTGGTTCATAGAACTCAGGTTCAAATGAAACATATCTTCTGGAGATTTCGTTTTCTACAAATCCTTGCTTGTGCTTAAAGAATTGAGTGCGGATGGAAATGGGTGCTTTAATCCGTAGAGTAATTTGTGGGTGTGCGAATGGGGTCCAGTGTTGGTGCTTCGCAAGATATCGAATAAGTTTTTTATCTTTCGGACACAAACACCGTACATCTTCTTTATGAAACTTAGATCCCGTTTCAGCAAGACGAGTTATTGCGACTTCATCATGACACCACTCACTTTCACTATTAAAAGAAACTCTTGCAGCGTTACATACGGTCAAGTCACTTCCCATATGATCAATAAGTGTAACACTTCCTCTGTCTAGAACTCTCATAGTCTACTCCATTCGTTCAATCGATGCTTGGCGATCAGTCCGCTACAAGTATTCTCATCGATAATATTTTTAATTTCTCGTTTACCATATCCTGCCATGATCATATCATTTGGATCTTTTTGGTGTAGATCACTTGGCCAAATACAAACATTCTTTCCGCGTTCAATTAGTTTTACATTTAAATTGTAAATCTCTTTGTTTCTTGGTTCGTTGTCTAAAACATAGACACCCTCGGTGTTACTTAGATGCGGAGGAACATTGTCAACACCAGAAGCACCAACCATTGCGATACAGTTCTTGATGAACAAACTGTCTATTGGTCCTTCGACGATGTAGACCTTTTTCTTAGGGTTGACTCTCCATTGCCCAAACCAAAGTTTATCTGGTGCATCACTCGACTTGATTGTGATATACCGAAGAAGTTCTCTTGTTTTTCGTGTCTGTCTGTTATCATCAACATTACCATGAACCGATTGCATTGCCAACGCTCTGCCTTGTGCAGCGACCATCGTTCCTTCTTTATTGAAGAAAGGAAGAACCAGTCTATCCTCTCCTCCACCATAAAGATTTGTTTGCCCAGTCAGTTGCTTAGTAAAAGAACCGAAATTACTGCAATAGTACAAAAGATCATACTTGTCCTTTGGAATTTTTCGATTGATGACAAACTGACGAGCAGCATGAGATTCATCTAGTTCTGATATAGGAGTCAACCATCTAGTATCTACAACTTCTTTATACTTTTTCTTAAACATTTCTTCTACACCTGTTGACTTAATTTTCACGGGTCGTGGTCTCGGTTTCCTTTCCGTCTTCTCACGATACCGCTCTAATTGATATTCCGTCTTCAACGCAGGAGCATGTTGCTCCAAGAAGGAATAGAGCGAGAGTGATGCAGCACAATTGTGACACTTATAATAGTAGGAACCCTCTCGCTCATAGAAGAACCCTCTACACTTATTCTTGTTCTTCTGTGAGTCTCCACATAGTGGACACCTACAGTTTGCAAGGTTATCTTTTTTCCAAGAGAACTTGTCGAGTGAACTTGAAACGAACTCGACAAATTTCTTATCAACGTAAACAGTCATCTGCTATTTCTGGTTCTACGGTTTTTCTTGTTTAGTTCACGGAACTTTCGGTTCCAATGATCACGCTTCGTGTTTTCATACCATAGACGGTACTCTTCTTGCCACTCACGACTCATTCGTTCTGGTTTCCTCTTGGGAAACTCTCGCTTCTGATACGGTCTTTTATAGTTGTTATTCATAGTACCTTTAATTGCCTTATTTTGTCTGAGTTAGACTTAAACTTTTCATCGAAATTTCTACCATCAAATCCAACACCAGCGGTCATATCTGTTTCGCCTTGGTTGCTTCCTAGTAGATTCACTTCTGAGTTATCAACATCGAAAAGTTTCATCTTCCCTCTGTTGATTCCCACTACAAACTTCTTGTTTGCGAAGACATCATTATAACGATTCTTCAGTTGCTTAACAAGTAGTTGTCCCTGTTCCTCTAGTTCCTCTGTAGAAATTAATGCGAACATAAAGTCAGCAGTTGCAGGTAGACCAAAAGATTCTGAGGTATCTTCCAGACCAACATCGCTACTGTTGAACCCTGTTCTGTTCGTTTGGGTTGCAGAAAAGATAGGGACATTCTTTTCTACTGCAAGTCCACGCAACTCCTCTGCAATTGCCTTGATCACTGTGTACGAATTCACGTTGCTTCCTGCCTTGTACCTACTGGAAGCACATATATTTAGATAGTCAATAAAGATGACATCAGGAACAAAGTTCTTTTTCAGTTTCAGTTCTTCGAGAAGAATGCGGAAGTGTTGGACATTTGCGGTTGCCGTTGGATACTCCTTGACAATCAGTTTTGATTTGATATTTTCTGTTACCCGACCGATCTTCTTTTCATAAGATCCTTTAGGTAGAATCTTCAATTCGTCGAGAGTGATGTCCATAAGATTGGCATCAATGCGTTCTGCGATTCTCTCTTCTGCCATCTCACATGTAATGTAAAGAACATTTTTGTTTGCAGAGTAACATGCTGCGGCATGGTGACACATGTATAGTGACTTACCAACACCAGTACCCGCAAGAATGATATTCAATGTTTTGTTCGGAACACCACCGTTGGTGATGAGGTTGAAGAATTCTAGATCGAATGGAGTCTTTGTTTCGACTCGGTGATAGAAATCAAATCGCTCATCTGCATCACCCTCATAATCGTGACCGATATGTTCATCGAACGAAACGGCAAGTGCATCGGAGAGGATTTCTGGGAGACAGTTCTTTGTCTTCGTTCTAGACTTACCATCAATAATTTCAATCGATTCCAAGATTGCATTATAGATCGCCCGATCCTTACAGAAATCTTCTGTCTTGTCGAGCAACCATTCTGCATCAATCCCTTCCTTGTCCTCACCAAGATCCTCGATCAACTCAACACAATTTTTATAATCCTGTTCACTGAGATTTGTTTTCTCATCAATACTGATCATAAGAATATCAGATGTAGGGAGTGCATTATACTTCGAGATGTGTTCTCGAATCATATCAAATACAGTCTTGTCTGATCTGGTCTTGAAATATTCGTCTTTCAAAAAAGGAATAACCCTGCGTGAAAAATCTTCATCACGCATGAGGTTTCTGAGAATAATTTTTTCAGTCGTTTCCACCTAAGAACTCCACTTGGTCCATGTTGTTTTCGAGAATGTCCACTAGTATATCACCAAGAGTGTTCTCAAGTCTAGAGAATTTTGTCTTGTTTTTGGGAAGTTTTCCCTTGATGACATCAAAATCAAATGCAAGTTGTGCAGAATCTCCGTGTTGTTTTACACCGACTTTACCAAAGCGAATAACCATGCCAGAGAATGGCGCACTTTGAATTTTTACTGCGACTGCTTTCGTTTCTTTGCCATCAACTATCTGATACTTCGGTGCCATCTGTTTCCTCTTCAATGGATGATCCATATTTGAATTTCTTACCAACACACGCTTCGATCTTGTTCATGACCTCTTCAGTAAAATACTTTTCAGGTTGACGGTAGATCTGCTTTTCGTAGACCTTGGTCCCATCGGCAACTTGAATACGAGTACCCAACTTTTCAAATATCTCATTTTCCACTGCAAGATCTACAAGACCATAATAGGGATGAAGTCCCGTATCATAATTCAGCATGACATCGACCATAGAATTTTCTTTGGTGATACGCGACTTATAAAGTTTACAATGAACAATGTTACCAATAACATCGGTTCCTTCCTTTACCTTTTTCTTAGAGAGGTAAATGATAGTAGATGCCGCATACTTGAGACCAGAACCACCACCCATTTCCTTTGTCGGGAACATCGAACCAATAACATCATAAGTGTGGTTTGTAAGAATCATTGGGATTCCTACCTGTCCCAACTTTAATGTCAAAGTTCGGAAAGTGGACTTGATGATTTGGGCACGGGTCATGTCTCGGGTTGTCTTGCCATCTGCGGTGTCTGCCATTTCCTTGTTAGTGGAAAGCATACCGAGTGAGTCAAGCACAATGAGCAATGGTTTCTTTTCAGATTTCTTTTGCTCTCCGTATGCAGTAACAACAGAAATTACCTGATGACGAAACTCTTCTATGGTTCCGACAGGAATGATGGCAATACGCTTTGGGTCAATCCCTCGTTCTCGAACCATGTCTGAGGTAATAGCATGTTCAGTGTCAAAATAAAGCACATTAGCATTAGGATTGTCGCTAAGAAACTTATGCACGATTCCAAGAGCAAAGAATGTCTTGCCCGTAGCGGACTCGCCTGCCAACGCCGTGATCTTGTTATCCGGCAGACCCCCGA